CTTCAGAAAGGAATTCTCTTTCCTCTCTGATCATTTTTTCTTGGTTCTCCAGAAGAACTGCGGTAACCATTCTCTTATGAGCATCATTGATGCCTCCGAGACCCTCATGGTTGAGGATAGGTGCCCACTTCTCCTGAAGGTGTTCAGCATTGAAACCTTGCATTTGAATTTACCTTGTTAAAAACTTTAGTTTGATTTATAATTAAAAAATCACTTTTTAGAAACTCTAGTCAGAGTATCGAGATAAGATTCCATTAAACCAGTTACTGGTTGTGCAATGGACTCTGAACTCTCAGAGATATTCTCTGAAGTGTCTCTTTGAGCACCAGCATTTTCTGGGAAATAGGAATTTCTCAGGGTTGCCAGTTTCTCACGATAGTTGTCTTCGCTATCAAACTCAACATTTTCGGCAAGAGAAGCGAGTTTGTCCTTCTGCGAAAGTGCTAGACCTTCACAGACCTCGGAGAAGATTACGTCAGCAACCGACTCGGCTAATCTTTGATTAAGAGCAATATTAGACTTAATTTGCTCGTTGAGTTTATATTCCATTTCATCTAATTTTTCTACCATTGCGGTAGTTACATCATATTTTTCTTCAGGGATGTTTACATAATGATCTTCAAAAAGACTTCTCATTCCAGTCAGGAATGATTCTGACATTTCTGCCTTGAGACCTTGCTCGACTGCGAGTTGATTTTCAGTAATCCACTCTTCGGCAACATACTCAAGATATGCATCAACTCTATCGGTCAGTTCTTCTTTAATAAGAATAACTTCTTCTTCTAGAGTTGTTTCGTATTGTGCCTTCAGTTCTTCTTGAACTTCAGCAACTTTTGTCCTGATAGCAGATTCAAAAATGGTGCGTGCTTTTTCCTGGAAATCCTCAGAAAGTTCTTCACCGGCAAGCAATGCATCAACATCTTCTTCAATGTCATATTCTGCTTCGATGATTTCTTCTTCAGTTACTTCCTCTTCGGAAACTAAATCTTCAGCAGATGCAGTTGCATCTTCCTCTTCGACAACTTCTCCTTCAACTTCATCTTCCTCCTTCATACCACTAGGCATGGGTTCGGCAGGTTTTGCACCTCTATTCACAATGTCTTTGACAGTTGCGATTTTTGGTTCTGCGAGTTTAGCAGAGTTGTCGTCTACTTTATAGTTTTCTGGAGTCGGACCACCGAGATCTTCGTAACTGCCAGTTTGACCAGGGGTCGAAACGCCAGAAGCATTGCTTCCGGATTTTGGCATTGCCTCAGATGCAGCAGCTCCTTTAGTTACTACGTTTTCCATTTCTTGTAAATTGCTACCAACGGACATTTGATTATTAGATTTTTTTTATACTAATATATTTATTTATAATTTAAAGATTTGATAAGAATTCGTTGAACAAGTTTAACTTATGTTCATCGAGAATTCTTTGATCAACGAGAGTATTAATTCTCTTCTGAGTTCTTTCTGCAAGTTGCTCACGAAGAATTCCTCCTTCCCAAATCCACTCTTTTCCTTCCATAATTCCTGATACAAATGCATCAGGTGCAGAAGGATCGGCAACGATATCAGCAGCAGTTGCTAACATGAAATCTTCACCAACAACTTTGCATCCACCACGATCTTCTTTTAATGAACCAACACCACGAGAAGAAACTCCGAGCATGACACCTTCATCTAAAAGTGAAGATGCAATTTTACCCATAGGAGTATTGAGAATTTGTGCCTTACCTCTAAAATTACTACCCTCTTGAGTGAGTGAAGTAATCTTATGTGAAACACGATCAAGATTTACGGTAGGTCCATCAGGATGACCAAGTTCTCCAAGAGCACGACCTTTATTAACAAAAGTTTCACAATAACGTTTTACTTCTCTTGAAAGAGTATCCATAGGATACATTCTTCCATTACGATTTTTAAGGTCTCCTTGTAAGAAAACACCTTCAATGTATAGTTTTTGAGGTTCTCCTTTCCTACCTTCCTTAATAATCTTTACGTTTGAAATTTCTTCTGTGATAAGTTTCATTTGTATTAACCTGTAAATCCTACTTTTAAACCAACAACTGCTGCTGCTGATGCAGAAATTAAATCTTGAGCACCTTTTTCAAAAAATTCAACCTGGTTTTGTGGCAGTGTTACTGATGCAGTATCTGCATATCCAGTATTAGTGCTTTTTGCAATACTGACAGTTGCGACTCCACCAACACCATTAAAAACTCTAACTACGGTTGCATTATCTAAAGTAGTTGCCACATTAAGTGCAACTTCATTTCCAACACCAACTAATAAAGTTCTTGTCATTATTCTTGATCCTCTGATTGTGATTCATCACCAAACATAGATGCTCCAACTACTGGACGAGCATTATCAATATGTCCTGCTGCTTTTGCATACAAAACATCTTTGATTCTGTCACTAATATCAGATGCCGATGAATCGGATCCAATTAAATTTACAATTTCTTCCATGAAAGTTTAATATATCTATATTTTATATTTATATCTCAGCAGCTTTGCCGTCTACTTCAGTCATTTTACCATCTACTTCAGGTTCCATCGGAACATCTCCCATCATTCCCTGTTCACCTCCTTGTGGTAATGGTTCTCCAGTTATTGGATCTATCGCACTGGGATCAGGAATAATTCCATCTTTGATTTCTTGTGCAATTTGCTCATCCATTTCAACCATCTCTCCATCAGTCTGACGAAGAACTTTACTACGAACCCACTTCTGGGAATAATACTTGCCAATATAAGGTTCAATAGTTGCGAGAACACCAAGTCTCTCATTCAACATTTCTGTTTCTTTGAGTTCTGCAAACTGATTATCATACAAGAAATCATATTGGATATGATCACTAATTCTATCCCAGTCTTCTATAGAAACAATGTTCTTAAGAATGAGTTGAGTCTTCAACATATCATTAAACATCTGAGCAAATCTCTTTCTCAGACGACCAACAAACTTAGCAAACTTAAGTTCGTCTCTTAAGATTTCTGAAGAACGACCAAGATTAAATCCACCATCAGCAGCAATTCTTGATTCTGGAACTCCAAGTGCTCTATAAAGTTTCTTTTGGAAATACTCAATATCAGCAAGTTCTCCTAAGTTTTGTCCACCAGGAAGAGTTGTGATTTCAGTTCCTCTACCACCTTCTCTACGAGGAAGCCAGAAGTCCTCCATCATAGACATGAACTTCTTGTCGTCACGGATTTCTCCGGTATTTGCATCATAAACTTGCTTGTTACGATAACGATTCATAACATCACGAAGATATTGTTCTGCCTTTACTTTAGGAAGATTGCCAACATCAATATAAAAAATACGACGTTCTGGTGCTCTTGATAATCTATAGATGACCAAAGAATCCTCAATCATTCTAAGTTGATTGAGTGCCTTGATTGCCTTATGAAGATAAGAGAGAACAGAACCTTTATTCCTATCTACCAGACCTGAAGTGCAATATGTGATTGCATCTTTTGCAATCTTAGTTCCTTTATTTCCACCACCACTAGTTAAGTTTCCGGTTGGATAGTTTGGTTTTGGTGTATAAACAAAATACTCTTCAATCTCAGGAGCAATTCCATTTTTTGATTCGTCACGACCAGCAATATTTGGTCCAATAACATTCTTATCTTGTTTCTTTTCTTGGCGGACAAACCGCATTTTCATTGGGTCAATATACCTCAGTTCTTTAATTCCTTCCTGAGGTTTCTTAAGATCAATTACTTTATGGTAATAAAGTCTTCCATCAACATACCAATTTCTAAAGATTTCGTGTGACTTCTTATCAAAATCTAAAATTTCTTTAATATACTTAAATTCTTGTCTAATTGCTTTCTTTAAATTGTCCGTAGCATTTAGATTGGATAATTCAATTTCAATTGGAGAATCATAAAGATCACTCACAATTGCTTCATTTACAACATCTTCGATGGCACCATCCGCTTCTGGATGAAGTGACATCTCTCTGTATCTTTTTATTAGATCAAATTCTGTTCTATATTGACCTTCAATATCTACAAACGAACCATAAAATCCACTACTAATATAGTTATCAACCCCGTCCTCGTTATTCACGGGGACGGGGGAAACTACAGATTTGGATTTCTTTTCTATATCATCAATAGAAAACCCAAAAAGTTTTGCCATATTATAAACTAACTTAGACTACTATTTTATTATTTAGGCAATATCTTCACCACCTGCTGATGGTCCATTACCTTTATATCCTTCCCAATAGTGGACTTGCATTTCTACGGTAAACTCCTGAATAGTGTCAGTTGTCTCATAACTTAAATCAATTGTGGAGATGTTAGTTGGGAATACATCCTTAAAGATATACTTTCTAAGAACTCCACCATCACGATCTAATTGATTTACTTTAGCATCTACTTGATAAAGTGCGGGATCTGTTTCACCAGTTCCGTTATCAAGTTTGTTGATAAAGTTCATCCACTTTTCAAATGCAGATCTGATACCGAAAGATACATCATTCATTACAGTAATAGTCCATGTTTCAAATGTTCTATCACCTGCAATTTTTAAGATTCTTCCTCTGAAAGGAACATCAATTGGTGCAATCGTTGATGATGGAAGTGCTGCTGCTTTTACCAAGAATCTTGCATTTTCAAGTATTTCATTTTCATCCTGAACATTAACACCCGAAGGGAAGGTCAATTCTACTTCGAATAAATTGGGTCTTGCACCACCACCTTTTAATTTACTTTTAAAATCACTAATAGTTCTTAGTGGTAAAGTATTTACTTGCTGACGAGCCATTTTTCTTTAAACCTCTAGATTAAACGTTACCGATTACTTCATCAAATGAAACACCAGTTCTGGTGGCAACAAACGTAAGACCGATGAAGTTGATTGATCTTGCGGGTTTGATAAAGATGTCTGCTACAAACTCATTATTATCTATAATGGCAGCAGTGTTATTTGTCTCATCACAAATAACTACAAAGTCAAAGATTCCTCTCTTTGCCTGAACATCCCGAAGGAATGGTTCGACAATGTTCACAAAGTTAGTTCTTGTGATTTCGTCATTAAATTCGAAGAGTTGATCTCTTGCAGCAGCAGAAATTGCGTCCTCAAGATAGATGAACAATCTACGAACGTTAATACGATCAAATGCCGATGACTTACCAAATCCAGTCTTGTCTCCAAAGAGAACAATACCGGCACCAGGTGAGAAGATTACTGGATTGACTCTATTCGAATACAATCTATCTCTCTGTGCTTTAGATGGGGTATAAGCAAGTTTAACTGCATTTAGAATTGCACCACGATTTGTTCCTGCTGGTGAGAACCATGGGAAGTTGTTTGCATCATTTCTGGCACAAAGTCCGGCAATGTCTCCATTTAGTGGAACATATCTGAAGGTATTTGCAAACCTATCAAACATATACTTGTAACCACTATCAAAGATTCCATAAGTTGATGAAGTGATAGGAGCATAGAAACTGATTACATTATCAGTAATCGTCTCATCTGAATTGATAGTTACTGCTCTATCATTAACATCATTAGTTCCTGCACCAACATCAGTAATTGCAGCACCTCTATATGGTGAGATGAATGCGACCGCATCCTTTCTTGCTTCGGCAACTGCAATACACTTATTCGCAAGTGCTTGTGCATCTTCCTTAGCATATCCAGCAGATCCCATAAGAATAAAATCTACATTATACTTTTCAGTATTCTCAAATAATCCGTAACCGGCAACTAATCCATCTAAACCAGAACTTAATGCACCAGTATTTTGTATGTTACCTGCTCCATCATAATTCCAACCACCACTTAAGGTGTTGTTAGAATTGCCAGTTGCGGCAAAGGTAATACCTTCAGCATTTTGATCCCAAGATACATTAGTCTCAGGATCAAATCCAGTTCCACCACTAACAAATCCGGTTGTTACAATACCTGCTGGTGCTGATCCTGCAAAAATATTTGGAGAACCATTTGCAATATACTTTCTCCAATACGAAGGAGAACCGAGTGAATATTCAGCATCTTTTGCTTTTGATAGTGATAGATGCTTCTCAAGAATTGTTCCTGAGTTTCCAGTGATATCTCCATCACCATCAACTACAACAACATGAACTTCATCAAATCTAGAACCTCTTGCTGCTGCATACTCAGAAGTTCCTGGACGATCTGCTAGTTGATTCCACTTAACCGTCGTAGACGAAGTTAAGGTAAGAGACTGTTGGTCGAACCAATCTTGCTGTGCAGTAATAGAAGTAGTTGCATATGATACTGCTTGTCCACTAGTGTGAATTGCTACACTTCCACTTCCAGAGAATGCATAAACACCGGATGGTTGATAATCAACTTCAGTAACTGTTCCTGCTGCAGAAACATGCTCAAGAACTTTTATATATGCATCTGTACCATCAACTTCAGTTACAATACCTTTTAAATATCCATCAAGAACTGAAGTAGTTCCTGCACCGGGAAGCACTGCTGAAATTGCTTGAGTAACTCCCATTCCAACAGTAATACTATTTGATGCAGATAATGACAGAATTTGATCTGCCTTAGCATCAATAATACCAACTCTTAAACCATTTGCCCAAGAACCAGGATTTCTGGCAGCAACTACAACATCAGTAATTGGATTTTCGTCATATCCCAATTCTTCATAGTGCTCAAGACTCTTAATCTTAATACTTGCTGCAGCACCAACAAAACCGTTTTGTAGACCAGTATCATCTGCTCTTACAACACTAAGTGATCCACCATATGCCAGATAAGAAGAAGCAACTAACCAGTGCTCATAGTGCTTATCTGTTCCGTATGGTTTTCCGAAGACATCTAATAAGTCTTTCTCGCTTCCGATTACTGTAGGAAGATCAACGGGACCTTGTGCAAAAGGTGCGACAATCGCACCAATGCCACCGGAGGTTGGATCAACCCTACCGACAGTTAAGTCTGCTTCTCTTACTACAATACCAGGAGATGCTAAATTTAGGGGCATCTTGTTTTTTCCTCGCATCCAATTTACCTAAAAATATTTAGGAAAAGGGGCATTTCTAGTGGGGAAACGATGCGTGAATACTTACCAATCTGGATATTCCCATCTCAAATTACTCTTTCTGCCTATACTCACTCTCTTAACCGTACATTCCTTACATTCATATGAATATGCCGATGGTAGTGTTTTTCTACCTTTTCGAGTCAAATAGAAATCATCCATTAAACTTTTGACCTTTCCGCAAACTCTACATTTACGATCAAAAAATAATAAATGTTCTAATTCTATTTCATCATCAATAGACACTACTTATAATCCCACATATAAGACATATCACCATATTCATCGGCATACCATCTGTCTCCAGAATTATCTACAAAACTTGTCTCACTATTAATCCCATCTTCAATAAATCCAAATGGTGCCATATCCTGGTCAATTTGGTTTTTTTGTTCTTCATATATTCTCTTTCTTACATCATTCTCTGTCATCTCCTTGAAATACTCTTGTGCTACTAACCAAGAGAATATTACAAGACACATTGCCAAATCATCATTACATCCTTCCTCTGCTTCAAAAGAGTTTCCTTTCTGCGAGAATGTGGTAAGTTCGGATATAATTTCATAATCAGACGCAAGTAATTTATCATCTTCTACAAGAGTTTTAAGATTTGAACATCCTAATTTTTTAACTGCAGAAGTTGTACGAACTCCAAGTTGAGATTTTTTGCCACTAAATCCTGATCCAACAACTTGACCATTACGACCTCTCATGGCACACATAAGAATATTTTCATATTCCAAATCATACTGGAGAATACTAGCAACCTGATCACCAATATCATTCACCTCTATCAATAACCAAGAATAATTATATCCCTTTGCTACATCAAATATGATATTTGGAAATAACATTGGTTTAATTTCATTATCTCTATACTTTGCAACTACCTTATACGGAAACTCTGTAATATCAAAAACGATAAATGCAGAGTAATCATTACCAAGACCACGAGCAACATCAACAGTAATTAGATAATTATGTTCCTTAATTGGATATTCATAAACATCTAATCCAGCATTTCTCTGTATAGGATCATCATATACTAAAGTTTTGAGTTTTGATGGGTTGATAAGAGTATTGACAGAACCTAAGAACTCGCAGTTATGTGATACTATATTGTTTGAATAGTAAAGATTGTCTTCTCCAACATCAAGTAAATCATAAAGATAAATTCCTTCTTCTACTATTTCATTATATAATACTTTCTTTTCTTGTAAAATATCATCAACTTTAATTGTTGATGCTTTAATTTTTTCTTTTCCGAAAGAATGATTATCGGAGCATTTTATTTCTGATCCGTCATCAAATATTATCCAATGGTAAAAAGGTTTATAAACTTTTTGTATTCCTGAAAAATCTTTAAATCCATCAGGTGTTTTTACTTTAATGTTTTTATTAATCTTAAACATTTTTCCAACACTCGTTTAAAATAATCTTCTTCAATCCTTGAGGAGTTAAATTATATTCTTTGGCATATTCTCTACAAAATGCCTGAACATAAGACATTTTTTTGCCATTTTTCATAGTCATTCCAACATTCTGTAAATATGGTTTTTTATTATATAGTTTTCTTATTGTTCTTATCGTAATATCATTAATTTTTCTGCTAAAAACTCTGCCTTTTCTAGAATTACTCATTTTCGCTAAAGTTTCTTCAGAAAAGCAATTTTTAATTCCTTTGTTCCAAGGAATATTACCTTTCTTAACTCCACCAATTCCTTTTCTTTCATAATCTTCAAAACCTTCCCCACCAGTGGACTTGTTCCATCCATTTTTAAAAGTATTAAATTTTTCTATGTAAAAAATTTCTTTTTCCTTTGCTTTTTCTGGAATATCTATTTGCTCTTTTATTTCAAAAGTGTGAGGAGGTTTATTTCTTTTATGTTCTCTTTTTCTATCATCTAAATTTTGAGTTTGTCCTACATATTTGACTTTGTTGCTTGAATCTTTAAGAAAGTATATATGATACATTTTATTATTATTTATAATCCAAAAAACTCACAATCGTTTATATAAATTTTCCATAGAAGTTTTTTGTATGATTCCATTATCATCTAAAATTTCAATCTCGGTATCACCACCCAAACATTCAAACTCTACACGGAACTGTTCTTCTGATGTGTTTGCAATAGTTTGTTCTTTCCAAACCACATCCCTACCAGGAACTTCTGACCAGTGAACCTCTGTAGGAATATATTCATTTTTATTTCTTTCCGCATCATGCCACATACGGTAGAAGTGATTCATACCATGTGGTGTGGATACAATAATTACCTTTGTGTTTTTACCAGAAGTAATAGTAGGATAAACAGATGCAAAGAAGGAGTCAGCAACATGATTCGGGACGAATGCGAATTCGTCGAGAAAGAGGATATTGAACGACATGCCTCGGACAGCACTCGCAGATGTAGAAGCTGCCAATATCTTACTGCCATTTTCTAACTCGATGTTTCCTTTGTTCCACACTAGGATACCTTGCTGCATCCATTTTGGCAAGTTTTCGAATGCAGTTGCTAATCTTCCTAACAGTTCTCTAGCAGTAGATGCCTTGTTTGCCAGAATGCCAATGTTTACACTGTCATTAAAAAGTGCATAATGTAATAGATATGATACCACAGTAGTTGAATTATGTGTGGGAATAAAAGTTCTACCACACAAAAATAAATGATCTTTACTATCAACCTGTATACAAGCAACAGGCACACTATCAACCTTTTCTATTTTGTGAATATAATGTCTACCTTCTTGTTTTCTTTCAGATTTTGTTGAATTGATATTTGCAATTTTTCTTGGAAGATTAAATACTTTCTCTTTGGTTGAAAAAGATACTGTATAGTAATAATTTCCTTTGATTTCTTTTCTTCTTATGTTTGATTTTATGCCAAGAGAAGAAAGCAACTCAACAACCTGTAAGATTAGATCATAATTTTTTTGATAGAACTCAAAAGATTTACTATTTTTTCTGATTGAACCATCAGTATCCATCAACCCACGAAGAAGTTCTAATCTGTCTTCATAAGAAGAACGAAGATATTTTAATGGGATGTGCTTATTTTTAACTAAATTATAGTTTTTTAATTTTGTATATAAATTTTTTATTTTAAATCTAATACAATTATTATTATTTTTTTCATATTCAATATCAAATTTTGTTTTATAGAATTCGTAATCGTGTTTATGTGCAATAATTCTTCCATCAGATGAGTAACCATCACCTAACCATACGCCAAGCAAATAAGGATCAATATTTAATTCACTTTTAATAAATTTGATTGGATTAGATTTATGAACATAAAGAGAACCTTGAACTCCTTTTCCTCTTTTATTTACTGATTTTTTTTGATATTGTTCAAATATTTCTTGAGAAGTTATAACTTTTTTTCCAGTTCTCCAATAAGAACTATCAACTTCCCATAAATGATCTGCATCTGCGACTATTTCTTCACCATTATCAAAATATAATTTATAACAATTATGATTATGCATAGTTTCGGTTTTCATAGTAACCAAAACTGCATCACCAGTTGGAGAAAAAATTTCATCACCAACCTTGAGATCTCCCATAGTAGTCCAACCAGTTGGTGTTGGAATTGGAGTATCTAACGATAAAGCCTTACCAGTTTGTCGTGGCATCTTACAGATATTAAATCTGTTATTATGAAAATTATGAATTAATTTTTCTTGAAAATGATATGGATGAAACTGCGTTAAACCTTCATCAAGAGAAACAATTTTAATATAATTATTTGCAAAATAAATTGGATCTTGTTTACATTTTAGATACTCAATAATTTGATCTTCTGTAAACTCAATCTGAGTATTTGCTTTTTTTAATAATGGATTGCCAAGATATACGTCAGTCATAGGAAATTAATTATCTACAATCAATAAATCAAACATTGATGAAACAGTTGCGTTACTTCCAGTATATGTCCTTACTTCCAAATCAGTTTTTTCTGTGAAGTAAAGAGGAATACTATAAGTTGTATGCATGTTACTATTATATAGATTGAGTTCACTAGCAAGTCTGAATACACCACCATCTGGTTTTTTCTGAAATAATCTAACAGTGTTCTCTTGGTTCTTATTCATCGTTGCTGCAAATGATCTCAGGTATCCACTTTTACCTGCAGGAATAGTATAGAAAGTAACTTGAGATTGACCCATTCCTGCGGCAATCTGACAGGTAACTCCTACACTATGAGTGAAATCAATATCTCCCACATTGGTATTATCGTTATTACCAGTTAATACAAATGCTCTATGAGTTCTTAAAAACTCTACTGTTCCAGCAACACCAACAGTCCCATTTAAAGTAAAATCTTCTTCCACTTCATTATAGTTTGCATCGAGACCTTGAAGTCTAACTGTGAGTGCTCCTGTTCCTCCACTATCATCTTGAGAAGAACTGGAAGTTACTGTAACAATTCCTGCTGTGGATGGGAATGTATATGCACCACCATAGGACCAAACAGTATCATAATCTGCTGATGTAGTTACCACTGCACCAAACTTATGAACGTTTGCTAGTTGTGTTGTAATACCAGCAGCAACGTTTAAATCAAATTGTGTATCACCACCACAAGCACCAATGTTGCCATACTTATCGGCACACATATGAACTTCAAACAGGGTTCTACCATCATTAAGATAGTCCTGAATATTTTTATTCCATTGTGCCATAATCAGTCAACCCATTCTAGTTTTGAAGGATGATATCTCCTTGCATTTTTAATATTAAAGTTCTTTTCTTCTACTGGATAGATGTTATGTACCATTGCACCAGGATATTCACTCTGAAGTTTTTCAGCCAATTCCTGCTTTGATGGCATTCCAGTCTTTGTTACCATCTCAATTCTATATATGCTATTTTGCCAAGTTATGTCGGCAACATAACTCTCACCAACTTCCTCTTGAGATTGTTGATCTTGAGAGTTGATGTATAGGTTTCCGTTGAAGTCGCCAGAGATATTGACTGACTCTGACATAAATTGTTTAAAGTTTTTCATCAGCAATTCCAAGCCCTCAAACTTTTATTGATTCTACTATCTGGATCTCTTGCAGTTTTAGCAGAAGTTAATTTCTTTTTCATTCCTTTCATTCTCGCACAGAATGATGCTCTTCTTTTGTTACCTTTCTTTTTGGATGGTGCTTTCAGGTCAGAACCAGGATTTTCTGCTTCATAAGACTTACGTCCCTTTTCGTTAAGACCACCTTTTTTATTCTTACCTGCTTTCTTAGTCCAGGCAGCACCTTCTTCAAGTTCACTTCTCCAATCAGAAGCACCTTCAAATCTTACCTTTGGTTTTAGTTTCTTACCATCAGGTGAAGGAACAAACTCACCAGTCTCTGAAGACTTCATGTCATTAGTATCTACATCACCATCCACATCAGCATCGACTCTTCTTACTGCTTTTGCAACAAGTTTTTTTAGATTGCCACCGTCAATTTTTGATTCTTCTTTTTCTTCTACATAATTTCCAGTCTCTTTTGCTTTACTGCGAAGTGCCTGAATTAATTTGCTGTCCCCAGGTGCATCTCCTGGTCTTTTCTTTAAATTTTCCCTTCTTCTCTTTTCCATTTCATATCGTTTTGCATCGGAAATATTCTTTCTTGGTACTTTTTTACCAGTCTTTTCTCCGATATCAGTATCATCTTTTGCTTCATCTACGAATTCTTCTTTCTTTACACAATTATTATAAGTTTTACCAAACATCTTTTTGGTTCCTTTCTTCACATAACCTTTCCAACACTTTTGTCCTTCATCAACAGTTTCGACTTCTTCCATTGGCAATGAAGGTCCTCTTAACTTTTTCTTAGCAATAGTAGACCCTTCGTCACCAGTTTTAGTTCTATCTCTAATTTTCTTTGTTCTTTGTGCTGTTCTATGTGCTGTAGGATTAATTGCATCAGGCATAGCACCCTCAGAAACTAAAGGTTCTGGTTTGATGATATCAATGAACTCATATTCAGTTGCCCGAAAATCATCTCTCCAATCAGAATACTCTACAGACTCTGACTTATTTCCCCAGTTAGCAGCACCAACCTTACGACACTTTACAAGTGCTCCGGAAGCATATGCAGAAGGCCAAACACTGTATCTACTCTTGACCTTCTTATAACAGGCATCTTTCTCACCTGCCTTTTCTACTACAGTTTCTTCTGTCTTCACGTTGATTGCCTTCCCTTTTCTATCTGGATTTGGATCTTGACGTTGCTTT